GATCAACAAGAAACAAGTCCCCGGCTCTTACGGCACCTACCCTATCGATAAGCCTCCGATGATGGCTCTTCGGTGGAACGCTGTAGAGAACGAGGACTACGGTCGAGGGTACGTCGAGGAATACCTTGGCGACCTGATTTCACTCGAAGGTTTGAGCAAAGCTGTTGTCGAAGCTAGCGCCGTAGCTGCCAAGGTTGTCTTCATGGTCAACCCAAATGGCGTTACGCGCATCAAGGATTTGACTACGGCTGAAAGTGGCGACGTGATTATTGGAAAGCACGATGATGTGCATTCCCTTCAATCCGAAAAACAGGCTGACATGCGGATTGCGTTTGAAGCCGGGAAGTCGATCCAAGATCGTCTTTCGATGGCCTTCCTACTCAACTCCTCTGTACAGCGTCAGGCCGAACGAGTGACCGCCGAAGAGATTCGGTTCATGGCTGGAGAACTGGAGGACGCCCTTGGTGGTGTCTACTCAGTTCTTTCGCAGGAACTACAGCTTCCGATGGTGATCCGTCTCATGGACAGGATGACCCGTCAGAAGCGCTTGCCGCCACTCCCCAAGGGCGTGGTCAAGCCAGAGATCGTGACCGGCCTCGAAGCTCTTGGCCGTGGGCACGACCTCAATCGGTATCTCACGCTGATGCAAGTCTTGCAGCCACTCGGCCCGCAAGTGATTGCTCAGTACATCCGGCCTAACCAGTACATCCGGCTTGTCGCTACAAGCTTGGGTATTGATCCGAATGACCTTGTGAAAACAGATCAAGAAATAGCGCAGGAACAGCAGCAGGCCGCTGCTATGAATGCAACAAACCAAATGATGCAACTTGCTGGTAAAGCCGCGCCTAACATTGTTAGAGGCATGAGCGACCGGGCTGCACGAGTGGATGACGCTCAGATGCAGAAAGAACAACCCGCAGCATAAGCAATATAGGAACAATTTATGGGCGAGACCCTACAGGTAGAAATCGATAGTAGTAAGGATGTTAAACAGCCAACGCTTGAGGAAGAGGCCGCTAAGTACGACAACCCTCCCGAAACAGCAGCATCAGACCGTCCTGCTTGGCTACCTGACAAGTTTAAGTCCGCCGAAGACCTCGCAAAGGCATATGGAGAGCTGGAGCGAAAGCTTGGCTCCCGCTCTAAACAGGAAGACGTGGAAGTCCCTGTTGAAGCTAGCGAGGACGTAGACACCGAGGAACCCAACCTCGACAACTCCGCTCTTGACGCTGCCAAGCAGGCGACCGCCAAGGCTGGATTGGATTTCGAGGACCTCAGTAAGAAGTACTACGACAAGGGTTCTCTCGAAGACGCTGATTATCAGAAGCTGGAGAAATCTGGCATTCCGAAATTCGTCGTAGACCAGTTCATTGCTGGGCAAGAAGCCTTGGTTCAACAGACCACCAACATGGTGTTCAACTCTGTTGGCGGAAAGGACAACTACGACTCCATGACTAAGTGGGCGTCTGACAATCTTCAAAAGTCGGAGATCGACGCTTTCAACCGTGCGGTTAACAGTGGCGATTCGAACGTCACGATCATGGCCGTCAAAGGGTTGAAAGCTCGGTTTGACACTGAAGTGGGCTTTGAGCCACAGCGCCAACTTAAAGGATCAACACAGAAGGCTTCGCAGGAGTCTTACCGTTCCATTGCTGAACTTCAGCGTGACATGGGTGATCCTCGTTACAAGAACGATCCTGCGTTCAGGCGCGATGTCGAGCAGAAGCTTGCACGGTCTGACATTATGTGAGGCTTAAATGGCTCGTGATTACGCTAAAGAATACGCGGCATCACGAACGCCAGAGCGTCGTCGCGCTAACATTATGCGTCAACGCGCACGGCGTTTGATGATCAAGAAATATGGAGAGAAAGCCCTGCGTGGGAAGGAAGTTGACCACGTCAACCTCAACCCAACGGATAACCGTCTCTCCAATCTTTCAATTAAATCCGTTTCGGCAAACCGAAGAAAACAGCCGAAGCACAAATAGAACTACTTACTACCCTTCCGGCCCGAAGGCAGCTCGTGCGCGAGCGTGTCCGAAGACAACTGGCAAGTGGGATGAGTTCTAATAACAACAACAAACTCAATCCATAAAGGAAGGAATATTTTATGGCTAATGCTACCCCTTCTCGTATTGGTCAGCAGCTTGGTACTGGTGACGTACGGCAACTGTTTCTGAAATTGTTCAGTGGTGAAGTTCTTACCACGTTCAATGCCGAAACTATTATGAAAGACAAGGTTCGCGTTCGTAATATCAGCGCGGGCAAGTCGTCCCAATTTCCGGCTATCGGTAAAACCTTGGCTCACTACCACACGCCGGGTGCTGAAATCACCGGAACTCAGTTCCAGCAGGATGAGAAGGTCATCACCATCGATGATCTGCTCATTGCGGATACCTTCATCGCTCGCATTGATGAGGCGATTTCGCACTTCGACGTTCGCTCCGAGTACTCCAACCAGATGGGTCAGGCGCTTGCTCAGACCTACGACCGGAACCTCCTGTCGCTGGCGGTCAAGGCTTGCCGCGACGTGACTGGTATTGGTAAGGGCGCGGTCGATCAGGCCGACGCTTACTCGGCGAACATCGGCGCAACGCCGACCGTTCAGAACATCGTTGATGCGTCCTACGCGGCGGCTCAGAAGTTCGACGAGCACAACATCCCGGAGAATGAGCGTTATCTCGTTGTCTCCCCGGCGACGTACTATAGCCTCGTCAACAACGATAAGCTGCTGAACCTCTTCTACAACCCCGGCAACAACGGTTCGTATAGCGACGGTAAGGTCCAGAAGATTGCTGGCTTCACGATTGTGAAGTCCAACAACCTCGCCGTGGACCACACGTCTTCGACCCGTTACCCGGACTACAACAGCAAGTACGCTGTTGACGCGCACGATACCGTCGCCCTTCTCATGCAGAAGGAAGCGCTTGGTACTGTCCAGCTCCTCGATCTGTCGAGCGAAATGGAATATGATATTCGCAGGCAAGGTACACTGATGGTCTCGAAGCTCGCCGTTGGTCACGGCGTCCTTCGTCCTGAGTGCCTCTACGAACTGCGCGCTCACGCTTAATGAGATTTGGGGAGGGGAGCAATCCTCTCCCCTTTTCTTTTGTTTATTCTTTTTGGAGGTCTTTATGCCCTTTTATAACACCCCGATGACGAAGTTGGAGGCGGTCAATATCTGCCTTTCGTCGATGGGCGAACCTACCGTCAACTCACTGGATAGTGCAGCGATTGACGCGCAGATGGCCTCCGACATCGTCGATGAGACGGCCCGCTCTGTGCAAGCGATTGGCTGGCATTGGAACCGCGAGAAGCACACCATCG